GGCTAAGGTTTTTTGTCCTCGCACCTTCTTGAGAATAGCCCCATGTCTTGCTAGGAAACTTCTTTGCCTAGCTGGGTTGTTCTTTTTAATAGACATTTTAGGATCGCCAAATCTAATCTTCTTTACATTACCTGTAGATCTATCTTTAACATAGACAGCAAACTTTTTTCTTTCCCCAGAAGTCCTAAAAGGTTTGTTTAGTTTAACTGCTCTGCCTTGATACTTAGGCACTAAGATTGATCTATTTTTTCTAGTATTAATTCAAAGCCAGAACTAACAGATGAGGTTGCACTTGATTTAGCTCTCATTTCAATATCAGTTTTTGGCCCTATAATTTCTGGAACAGCAAAATTCTTTTCTACAAAGCCACCTCTAGTTGTTATGAATGATCTAGTATTCCATGAATTACCATTATCTATTCCTTTTATTCGTAATATAATTTCATTTTCTAAATCTTTAGAACTCCCAATATCCATTTGTAATAAATACGCTTGGTACTTTCTAGGAATTGTATAAACAGACATTAAAGTTTGACCATAGGTTGGTTGTATTTGTGCAACTGTTGTTGATGAAACTGTTATAGTAATTGTTCCAACATTCGCATCGCCTGTATTAGCATTTACCATCTTTGCTCTAAATACTCTGATAAAACTTGTTGAACTTGCAGAGCCACCAATAGTTAATGTTTCTGTAGCAAGATCATAATTAGAATCTAGTCCTTGTATCTCAACTGTGCCTGTATTATCTGCCCCTGTATTTGAACTTGTTGCTGTTGCCGTTCCAGCAGAACTTATAAAAGTATAATCTCCGCCACCGTCCCAGATAGTTTCAAAAGATGTTCCTACAGAACCATTATATCCAAACTTTTGAATACCAGTAAAATTATTTATATTTCCTCGTTGGATAGATACACCAAACAACATTTGATTTACATTTGCAAAACTCATTTTCGTTTCCTTTTCTTTAAGTCTAAATCATGTTTTTTTGAATTACGCAAGAAAGAATTTACTCTAGCCATTGCCCATGCCGCCATTGGTATTCTTGGACGTGAACCACTAGATAAAAAAGCACCTTGTCCTCTACGATAAACTTTAGCTAATGTGCCATAAGTATATCTTTTACTAGCTTTAGCTTTGCTTCTTAGAGTTGCTTGCGTAGTTGCCGATAATGCTTTTCTTCTTACAGCCATTATATTTTGCTTCTTTGTTTTAACAATGAAAGCGGTATTCTTTTACCAGCTTTATATAAAGCACTCATTCTTTTTAAAAGACTTGCTCTTTTTGATCTTTTAGCACCCTTTAAACCGCTTAAATACTTTTTAGGTATTTTAGTTTTTTTATCTTTGGAAACTTTACGCTTCTTCGCCATTGTCGTTAGTAGGTAATGTTGTTGAGAATTGACCAATAGCACTTGAACTAGCGTCTATTTCACTATTTATTGAATTAATTGCTTCATCATCATCTACGACAGCTCTTGCGATTTGTTTATCTATTTCTTTTATAAATGTTTCTGATTTAACACCACTAGCTTTAGCAGTTTGTAAGAATTGTAAATCGCTTGCATAATCTCTTAAATCAAAAGTATCTGGGTAGTCTATTTGACCATCAAATACTTTGTTTTGCCATTTAGCAAAGAATGACCATATTTGTTCTTCAGCATTTTCTAATAGATCAGCTTTTTCAGATAGTCTTGCATTAAGTAATTGGAACTCTGTCTGTAAAGCAATACCAGAATTAATTGTTTTTTCTGTACCTCTTACAGAACCCATATGAGTTATACGATCAATAGCATTAACTTTCATTTGAACTACTTTCATTATGCTATCTAAGGACTGTGAACTAGGTTGAATAATATAAGGTTTTAAATTAGCGTCCATATCTTCTGGCATTTCTATAATAGAGCCAGCACCAGCACTTGCCTCAACGTTAGGTGTTTTAACTAAGCTAGGGTGGTTAGACAATCTGATTAACTGTTCAATCTCTGAATAATCGTTGTAAATACTTTGTTGTAACTCAGCAACATCAGATAAATCACTAATACCTATAGCTCTACGCATAGATTTTTGATTGTATAAAATAACTGCTGGTATTTCCCCTAAAGCATTTGGTTGTTCATCAATCTTAACAGGTTTAGAACTAGCATAATGTTTCATATACTCATCTACTCGGTAAGTAGTAATATCTTCTGGAGTCCAGACTTTAACGATTGCTTCTTCTTCGTTTATATCTTCAATAATAGTTAATGAAGTTAAATAAAATCTGCCATTAGGTAATCTTTCATATTTCCAGTTTGTTACATTCTCTGGAGTGTAGATAGAGATATATGGTCTAATATCTTGAGATAATTCTTCGGCTCTAGTTTTTGCTATGGTAGCTGGTTTATCTATAATAGCCCAACAAGAACCATAAACAGATGCGTGTTGTTGCATATCTTTAATAACGTTATGAAAAGACCTTCCGTCTAAATCAGCGTCTTGCAGAAATGACTCTAATTGAGGATCACCTGTCATAGAGCCATAATCTCTGCTGGGAGGAACTCTAAATAAAAAACTTGAATAAATTTGTACTACGTTGCGGCAGTGATTGTCTAATGGTGTGAAGTCTATACGCTTTATGTATTCATCATCTTGTTCTAGGATATATCGGTTTAGGAAATATCCATTGGAGAAATCATCTCCACCTAAGTATGATCTATAGTGAAAATTCCAATGCTTTAGATTATCTTCATAATCTGAATGTTTTGCTGTTAAAAATTCTCTACTATAATTCGCCATCTAACTCCACCTAGTTGGTTCGCTTGGTTTAAACTCTCTACGCAAAGGAAACATATATTCTACCATGTAGCCTAACGCATCATTGAAATGGTCAAACCCACTATCTTTATCTGGAACACTTGTTCCCTCTTTGTATATCTGTCTTTCTAAACTCTTAATTAAGTTTTTACAAGATTTTGTTATAAATAGACTTGACACATTATTGGCATTTTTTAACTTGGAGTTTACAGCGTTAATTCTATCTCTGACTAATGGGTGTTGCGATCTTGCTTTAACTTCAAAACCAGCGTTGCGTAGTAAAGATAAATCTGTCATTCCTCCAGCAGAAGTCTTACGTTGTCTTGACGCTGGGTCTGGATAAACAAATATTCTATAACCTTGATATCTTGATTTAATTTCATTAATCATTTCTGAAGTATTAGAACTCCATATCTGTATTTCATCATCAATAATTAAATCATTTTGACGTTGTTGAGCTACAACACAAACCATAGGATCAATATTAAAATCCATACCAATATGAATGACCTTAGAATCTCTCTCATAATGATCTATGATATGCGTATTCCTATCAAAGTTATAGTAAATAATACCAGCATAATTGACAAAAGTAGCTAGATATTCCTGTTGAAATGTGCGTTCATCTAGATCATTTTTAGCTTGTTCTATTTCTTCTTGGCTTACTTGACCACCTTCTATTGTGGTAAACTTAAATGATTGCCATTCTGGATCTTGTCTAGAATAAAGGTCATATGCGAAGTTAAAACCTTTTGGACTTGAGCAAAACAAAGCGTGTCCTAGAGTATCACTCAATGTAGGTCTTAAAACTTCATACCAAGCTGAAGGTTTTATATCAGCGAACTCATCAAGTATAACAAAGTTCAATCCTACTCCACGCAATGATTGTTCATTATCTGCTCCTTTAAGAGTTATAACTGAGTTGTTTCTAAGAACTATACTTAGATCAGATTCATTAATCTTTTGTACCCATCTATGTTTAATCATTTGTTGTTTTAGCATATCCCAACAAATAGTTTTTGATTGCCTATAACTGGGTGACACATACCATACTCTTTGATTTGGAAACCTAGAGAACTTAGCCATCTCTTGAATAGCAAGAAATGTTTTACCAAATCTACGTCCAGATATAAGCACTCTGAAACGCTTATCACATAGTATGACTTCTTTTTGTGGTTTAGTTAGTGGCACTTAATCAGCAGACCATTTTAAAGGTTCATTATCTTCTGTAATTGGATAGTCTGTTTGATTTAACATTTGTTTTCCAAGCCATATTCCCATCACTGCTGACTTCTCTGCTAGGTTAAATTGCATCTTTCTAAGTCTTATTTTCATGTCTACTCTTCCTTTTGTCAGAAATTCGGAATAACTCTTACGAATAAGACTCTCATCACAGCCAAAAAAGTCTGCTATCTCTACATTAGTACAGCCATAAGAAGCTAATTTAACTACTTCTTCTGTGTCTATGTCGTATTTTATTGGTCTTGCCATTAATGGATTGTTTTATTTGGATTTAATATTTCCATGTCCTCTGTATTATGATTTTTAACTAAATAATCGTTTGCTTCCTGTTCTGTTTCAAAACCAGATACTTGAATAACAGCAGAATATCCAC